CACTGGAATGTCGGCTGGAGACGCTTTGACGTATCTCCAAATCGGCCTTGACAAATCCCTTGAAATAGTATATGATCTAAAGGAGAGTGTAAATAAATGATGAGAAAAACAATTAAATTAGCAGTTGTTGGTTTGATGTCCCTATTATTGGCCAATTGTGCCGGTAATACGTACAAAATCAAAAACGAGCAAGGTGGCAAAATCCTAAACAAAGTGCCAAATTGGTATATGGCTGAATATGACGAGAAAAAAGCCTGTGATTTATCAATGTGGACTAGCAAAGATAACGAAAAAGTGTGTATCTTTGGTGTAGGAACTGCCGTATCACCTGACCTTAATCTAGCAATAGAGAAGGCAAAAATGATAGCGAAAGCTGAAATAGCGGACATTATCAAAGGTGAAATGAACAAAGAGTCTAAGCAGTTTATAACTGAATTAGGTAAAACTCATACAAAAACTATAGTAACCGAAGTTGAAGTGGTTTTGATTAACAAAATTGAAGAAACTTTAGTAAGAGGTTATGAAATTTTTGAACAAGATGTAACCTTGACGAAGCAAAAGTATTATAGAGCTTGGGTTGGTTTAAGACTACCACTTGGTGAATTCAATAAGATGTATTATTACGCAATTGAAGAAGCTGTGGATGCTTTTAAACTTAAAGAATCAGCTAAAGCTGCTTTTGAGGAGTTGATGAAAAATAATGAATCAACGGAATCAAAAACCAATTAATATAATAGTATATACAAAACCAAATTGTATATATTGTACCAAGGCGAAGAGTCTTTTAGAGACCTTGCGCCTTGATTACAAGGAAAAGAAATTAGAAGATTTTAAAAGCATTGATGAACTATTAGAAGACATTGGAAAAAATGTTAAATCAATGCCACAAATAAAAATAAATGACGAACTTGTTGGCGGATATAATCAATTAATGGAATATTTTGTAGATAAGAAACAAATAAATTTTCAAGGCAATATAATCAAAGATGAATGATGATAAAGACAATAAGGAAAATGATAATGTTATCCTTTTTCCTGCCGAGAGGATTAAACGTAAAGTATCGGTAACAGATGAACGACACGCCAAAAGAATTAAAGAACAAAAAATTAGAGAATTCGTTGAACTTAATGTAGATGAAATAGCAATGGAAATGTTAAGAAAATTTGTATCATTAGGTATCCAATCACAACGAGAAAACTTTACTAGGGACTTAGCACTAGTTATAGATTGTGTTAGAGGATTGTTATATCGGGATTTTGATGTACATCACCCAGCACAGAAACTAGCTGATAAGACGGTAAAATTGAAACAACTGAACCAAGGAGGCCGTACGGCCAAAATTGATTATTCAGTTTTGATAGATTATGATAAACAAAAACAGAATGGAACTAAAAACCCTTTAGGTAAAGATGTTAAATCTGAACTTAAAGACCTAGAAGATGGTTCAGATATGTTTGAACCGGATGGGGATTTAGATCCCCAGACATAGGAGGAGGTATTTTATTATGTTTAGATTAAATATATTCGGAAATTCCACGAAGGAGTCGTCAACATATACACCAGACGTTAAAACGGTGACAATTAAAGAAGGAGTTAATGTGATGAGTCGCAGAAAACTATCAAAAACAGCAAGAGTATTAAATCTCTTGAATAAGGGAAATTCAGTTTCTTGGCAAGCGCTAAGAACTAGATTTGACCTTAAATCCCCTAGAGCAATGGTTGACAAACTACGTGCTAGAGGACATATGATTTATATTAATAAATCAGCAAATGGTACATCTTATAGAGTAGGTGAACCAACAAAAGCTATTATAGCTGCTGGTATTAAAAAATTATATGGTATTGATTATGCATACAATAATGTTGCGTAATTAATTAATTACTAGTGAGAGGCGGCTAGTCCGCCTCTTACAACTTAAAATATTATGAAATTTGAAATTAACAAAATAACACCACTACACGATTTATCTTGGTATATAAAATGGGTTAGCTCATTTATTATACTATTAGGAATGTCTTTAACATCTATGGAAGTTTATCCATATAATTTATATGTGCATTTAGTTGGAGTAAGTGGCTGGTTTGTAGTTGGTATGTTGTGGCACGATAGAGCATTAATCTTTTTAAATGCAGTTGCAATAGCAGTATTCCTAATGGGTATTGCAAACTATCATATGGCCTGTGAGGATTGTATGATACCACTTAACAACACTATATCCTGGACTTATAAATAGGAATAATGACAATTAATTAATTAAATTGGAGATATTATGGCAGAACAACAAGCAAGACATCCAAGTCTAATGAGTAAAGAAGCGGTCACAGCTGTTGCCTCTACAAGAGGTAGTGGTGATATGATGATCTCGGAAGTACTTACAAAAGTAAATAACGCCAAAGATAAAACCAAGAAGATACAAGTACTGAAACAATATAATTCTCAACCAATGAGACAAATATTGAAAGGTGCTATGGACCCTAGAATAGAGTGGGAAATACCAACAGGTAAACCGCCATTTATACCAAATGACGCTCCTGCCGGTACGGAACATACGACTTTAATGCAAGAAGCAAGAAAGTTGTACCATTTTATTAAAGGTGCAGACCCAGCTACGTCTAAACCTAAAAAAGAGTCTATCTTCATTGAAATGCTAGAATCATTACACGTTGATGAGGCTAATGTTCTAATCTGGACAAAGGATAAAGAACTACACAAGCATTACAAAGGTTTATCACCAGCGGTAGTTAAAGAAGCTTTTGACTGGAATGACGATTTCACTAAAAAAGCATAACGAATCGGCGTAAATATACGTATATTTCAAGTAGGGGTTGTATTATAATGACACACCCCTACGGAAACCCTTGATTTTACTCGCTTTTTTAATCAAAATAAGCAAAAAAAGCGCTTGACAATCCAATCAGGATAGTCTATCCTAATAAATATAGAAAGAGAGATATATATTATGAAAAAATTTTTGATAACAATAGCCATTATTTGGACTACTATGTGGTTTGGATTAAATGGATTGATGAACGTAGCGAAAGCTGACGACTATAACAACGCAGTTGTAGGTCACGTTATAACACAGGTAATACAAGGTGTTGATGTTGACCATTCTGAATTATTAGAAGCAGAACTTGAAAAGATTGCTTTTAAAGTAGCGTTAGAAATGACTACTGCTCTTGAAAAACATTTGCCTTATATTTTAGAGGCACTTGCTCAAGAAATTAGGTCAAACGCTGACGTTGCTTACAAGTGTAAATTGCTTGAGAACTCAACATACGAGTGTAAATAATGATAGAAATATTTGAAATATTTTGGTCAGCACCTGTAGAATTAAGAACTATAATCCTTGCAGGATTAATTACAGGCTTTTATTTTATTTACAAGGAAAACAATGAAGAAAAAGAAAAAAACATTAAATAAAAAACAGAAAGTTAAGCAGAAGTTTAAACAAGAACTTTCTATTGGTAGACAATATAAAACAACATTTAAAGATATTAAAAGATATTTTAGAATCTTAAATGAAGTTGTATTTGGAAACCGTCTATCACCTTTTAATGAGGTTCTTATTAAGAATATAAAAAAAGCTGTTGGCCAAGTTGTAATACACGAGCAAGAGAGAAAAGGTACAAAACAATATGTACTTGAAATGTTACCAAAGTACCAAGACAAAAGATATTTTGTTAGTACATTAGGTCACGAAATGGTACACCTATACCAAATGCAAAATTTAGGCGATACTGGTAACCATAACCAGTTATTCTATTCTTTTCAACCAAAACTAAATCAGATCGGTTTAACAATCTAATCAAAACATCAAAGGAAATTTTATTATGAGCAAAGAGATTGATCCATACGTGAAAAATTTAATTAAAAAGGTGCCAATGGTAATAGAAGATATTTTAAATACGAAGACTAGAGGCTATTCAAAGTCATATTATTTGGGTAATTTCCAAACAGATGTCTATGACAACTTTACTAACATCCAGGCAGAGAAAATTTTTAAGAAGATGAGAAAATACCTAGGTGATAATAGAGTTGAATTTTTACAAAAGAGAATCCATAATGGATTTGAATATTTTATTAGGAGGGTTAAGTGAATAAAAAATGGCAAGGCAGAGTAGATTCTGCTTACAAATGGATGAAAATAGGTGGTGTCAGTATATTAGTAATAACTGGTGCATATGCTTTTGGTACGTTTAAACCTAATACATTAGCAGTAGATAGAATTACAAAATCAGTTGAACAGACTCAAGTTGAATGGGCAAAAAATTTAGGCTTACACGAGCCATCTTTTGAATATAAAAATAATGTACAATTTGTTAAAGCATTAAACAAGTGTATTGATTATTTAAATTTCACAACACCATTAGAGAAGAGAGTGCCTATTGAAATGATTACAGCACAGGCAGCTCTTGAAAGTGCCTGGGGTATGAGTAGATTTGCTAAAGAAGCTAATAACTTATTTGGTATTAAAACTTGGAATAAAGATATGGGTATATTACCATTAGGTTATCCAGAGTCTACGCCTTGGAGAATTAGAAAGTTTGAAACAAAATGTGGTGCAGTAAAAGAATATATTAGATTATTAAATGAACATAAAGCATATAAAGAATTTAGAGAATTAAGAGCAAAGATGATTGAGAAAGGTGAACAACTAGATCCAATTATATTAATTGCAACTTTAGATAGATTCTCTACAACAGAAGATTACGATAAAAGAGTTATAAGAATTATAAAAAAGGTAAGAGATATGGAAACTATTGTGGCGACCAATGATGAGGTAACCACAGCATTAGAAAATGGTTCCGTTTTACCCGAAGACAAGCCAAAGGATGAATAAATAAATTTATGATATTTGCAATAATAGTATTTTTATCTGCCATATCAATATCTGCCATTGCGGCTGGATATTCTATTATAGGTTTAGCAGCCCTATTTTCAGGTGCTACGGTTGCCATTATAGCAATGGGTAGTGCTTTAGAAGTAGGTAAGTTAGTAGCCGCCAGTTGGTTATATCAAAATTGGAAAAATCCAAATCTGCCGACAACTATAAAGGCATATTTAACAACAGCAGTAATAGTATTAGTATTTGTTACCAGTATGGGTATCTTTGGATTCTTATCCAAGGCACACCTAGACCAAATGCGACCAGAAGGTAATAATGCAGTACAGATTCAGTTAATAGATAAACAGATATTATCACAGGAAGTTATTATACAAAGAGCAGAGAAGACATTAAATTTATTAGATAAAGGTTTAGAAGTTTATATTGATAAAGAATATGTGAGTAGAGGTCTTAAAGAAAGAAAAAAGCAGAAAGAAGAAAGAGATTTTTTAAATAATGAGATAAGGGTTGCAATGGATAAGATTGCAGAATTGACATTATCTAAAGGTAACCTTGAAATAGAACAATTAAAAATAGAGGCAGATGTAGGTCCACTTAAATATGTTGCTGAATTAATATATGGTGATGAAGCAAAAGACCATTTTGATGAAGCAGTAAGATGGATTATTATTGTATTAATATTTGTATTTGACCCATTAGCAGTATTGTTATTGATA